TATCTCTTGGAATACAACAACCAGATTTTCTGCCTGTAAGACCCAAATCCGTACTCATTCAGCATTGCTGTACAGACAATTTTTGTAGCTGCCTGCCCACCAGGGTTTGCACTACCTTCTCCAAGATGTACAGTTTTTACGGACCCACCATCACTTGTCTTAGAAGTAACTGTGTATGACCCATCACCATACTCACCCTTACCGGATACTACGCTAGTTCTGCCCCCTGGACTTGTGTGGACAGAAAATGAACCTGACCTTGAAGGGGCGTTGTGAGCATTTTTCACTTGTGTCATGTTAGGGTTGTTCTGATACATAGACATAGCCTGGTCAAACGTCCGTTTTGGCGCTGAATTGACTGCTCCAAATAACGCACCAGCGACAGCACCTAAAGGACCAGCAGCAGACCCACCTTTACCAGCAGCTTTTGCAATGTTAGTGAGTAACCCTTTTGTTCCATACCTATTTGGGTTGACGCCAAGCAGTTGTTGTACAACGGTTGGTTTTGCTGGCAAAAGACTTGGGTCTGTTAGGGTACTTATCCCAACTTGGGTTTTTTCTATAGCGTCTTTAGCATCAGTGTACTGCATACCATTTGCAGCAGGGTCAGTCCAATCCAGTTCTGTCAGCCCATTATAAAACCCATCGTTTGTTAACGAGCTAGTGTCTGCACTAAGTGCCATTGGCTCATAACTTATAGGTTGTGTCTGTTGTTGTTGAGGGCTTGTGTAATAACTTCCTCCACTATCAGCAGCTAAGTTAACATTACCTAAGTTAGATTCGTAGCTTCCTGCTTGGCTGGCTATAGGCGTTGATGGTATATCCCTGAAAAAGTTTTCTTGAGGGCTATCATTGCTAGGTGCTACCGACCTAACTTTAGCTGCAACAGAACTTGCTATTGGTCCCCAAGAAGCACCAGAAGCCGCGCTCTCTCTTTCATAGTTATCTTGCACCACACCTGTGTTATCTTGCGTAGTGTTTACTGAAGATGGGCCTAGAATATTGCTGCTTGAAGAACCGTCTTGGTACAACCTACCTTCAGACTTATGAATGTTTGTTGTGTTAAATGGGTCAAAAGCCCTGTCAAACTGACTTGACCTGTCCCCTGTGAGATATGAGGTATCTAAGCCAGCAGACGGTACATCAGGCCCACGGGCTACATTAGGTAAGGTACTCTTAGGCATATAGCCCTGCATAAGGGTTTCTTCATAGTTCCTGTCGTGTGGGGTTGACGCCCTTTGGTAAGGCTCTTGAAAACTTACAGGGGTTGTTTTAACAGGTGTCGGGGCATTAGGGAGCATACCGTTGGAGTCGGTTGACACTGATTGTACAGGGTTTGGCTTAAGTGCAAACTCAGGCGGATTAAACGGGGCAAGACCATTAGGTATACTTTCACTTGCCATTAAGCGTGTGACAGCATCTTCCCTGTCTACCCGGCCTTCTAATTCTCTCTCAGTATTGTAGCTACCATTTAAGGTGTCGGTAGGTACAACATTCTGCTGTTGGACAGGTGCATTATGACCAGTTCCAGGTACGAAAGGAGTGCCGCCTGTTGGAGGAATGTTAGAATCTACACTAGGTTCTTGTAACCCTTCAAATGTAGGTTCAGGAAACGCTACTCCAGATGGTGTCTGTGGCCCTTCAAAACCTGTCGGCCCTTTACCAGCCATAGGGTCTGCTTCATCTAAGATAGGCCCACCAAGGCTAGGGTCAACATAATGAGGTCTAGGCTTAGGTACAGGTATATCACCACCAGCAAAACTATCAGGTCTGAACGTAGGTGTAGTTACAGACGGTCTGAACGTAGGGGTAGTTACAGGTGGATCAGCAGGATAGTCCCCTACAGTAGGTAAATCATCAAAGTTGGTCAACCCTTTGTTAAGCTCATCGTTCAACAATGAATTGTACATAGCTTCTGGTGGTTTGACCCCTTGCTTAACCTCTTCCTCGGTGATGGCCTTTTCAACAGGGTCAACCCTACCTACCATTTTGTTGTATTCTGTGAAACTGTCAGTGTACCTGTTAGGATCACCTGCGTTTACTGCATTATCCTTAGCAGCAATATTTGCTAGTATGTGACTATCCCTACCAGGTGTTGGGGCAAGCTGATCTCCTCTTGGGTCTATGCCTTGGTCAATCTCAGCTTTAGCTATAGCAGCCTCAATAGGGTTACTAGCAGCCCTACCAAGTGCGCCTATATCTGTATCTTGATAACTAGGAGCTGCGTCAACAGAAGTTCTTGGGCTGGTTCCTTGGGAGATACTTGGTCTTTGTGTAGGAGCAGTCACAGGATCATGTTGTAGGTCTTGTGCCTCACGAAACGAGCCAAGTTTCTCTAAGTCTGTTAGGCCGGTATTCTCAGGGGTTGCATTGAGATCACCAAGCAATCCGTTGTATATTGGGTCAGTCGTTACATCTGAGAATGTTAGAGCTTCTGGTGTACTTTGCGTTTTACCCTTTGCTTCCTTAAACCAAGATTCTAATTTAGAGATTGATTTCTTAGGCTGTCCATAAGTGTTGTTAGGAAAAGATGCCCACACAGGGCCGACCCTATTTGCAAAAGTTTTGAAATCTCCTTTCAACAAAGGGTCAAGGGCCTTTTTTTGGTTTATTAAGTGTAGAGCAGCTATGTCTTGAGACTCTTGGGAAAAGTCTGTAAGACCAAGTTGAGACTTAATCCCATTCCAGCCATTTTTCTTTGTTCCGTACCAAGTGTCTTTCATAATCTGGTAAGGGCCAGAAGCAGAGGATTTCATTGTTTTCTTGCCAGATTTAGCTGACCAAACTTTATTTGGGTGATCTGACAAACTAGAATAAGAGTTGCCGTTGAATCCCTTTCGGTACGGGTCTGAAAATTCTGAAGTTCCCTCTGCCTTTTTAATAGTCTCCAATGCAGCTTTTACATTAGGGTCTTTCAAAGCCTTTTCAAGTTTTGCACGTTTTTCAGCCTTAGTAGCCATTAGTATTCCCCATCCGAAAATAATCCTGCACCGCTAGCCCCAAGTCCTGTGCTTAACAACCCCTTGTTCATAGGTGCTAGGGCTTCTTTCTTGGCAAACTGGTCAAACAACTTGTCTTGCAAATCATAGTTTAACTTACCTCTTTGCTTACTGTTTATTGCCCTTGACCCTAATGCTGCTGTAAGACGAGCTGCACCTTGCAGTCCCCTACCACTAGCAATATCAATAATACCTCCACTTATACCAAAAGGAAGTCTAGCTAGTGTTTTGATTGCACTTTTTGCTTTAGACGGGTCTTTAGCAGCATCACTCAATAACTTTCTTACCTCTGGTGGCAAACTAGTATCTCTAGCTAATGCCTTTACCTTATCAACATCCAAGACATCTTTACTAAGTTCTTTTTTTAGTTTTTCATAGGTTTTTGTGTTTTGATGCAAGCTGTTTCTAGTCTTTATATTATCCCAAGCTTTCGGTGTCACTGCCTTTTGCAGAGAATCCATGTAAGACTTTTTTATAGCAAGGGCTGTTGTGTAGTCCTTCCCACCTTTCCCCCTTGCTTTATTGACAGCCATGTTGATTTTCTCTAACATATCCATGCTGTCTTTTACTGTGAAATTTTTCTTAGCGGGTTTTTTAATAGCTTTTGTAGTCTTTGTTTCGTACCTAGGGTAGCCATCGTCATCCATACCAGAGTACTTTTTTGTAGTTTTTCCAGGAACTTTTGTTGGGTTACTGTCTTTCAAATCCCTTTCTAAAAGCCTGATCAACTTACTAGAGACTGAGTTTTTCGCATATCCAGACCCTTTTAACTTAGCCTTACCTTCGTCAATAGCATCTCTAAGAGGATTGTCTCTGACTGCTGTAGTGTCTTTATCAACTTTTTTATAGGAGTCAGGTTTCATCTTATGTACTTCATCTAGTCTGTCAGAATAACTAGAGGCCTTACTTTTCCCCTTAGCGAGCCAACGACCACTAGCTAAAATACCTGCACCAACAGGCCCAGCGACACCACCTACAAGGCCCCCTTTCAACATATTGTCTACATAGTCATCAGGTGTTGTGTCTCCCCTATCTCTACCGTGTGTAGACAAACCCTCATAAGCAGCACCAGCACCAGCGCCTTTAGCTGCAAGTTTACCTATGCCTAAGAGTTTACTCCCGCCCTTAACTACAGATGCAACCCTACCTACTTGACCAGCAACAGGAACAAATCCAGCGGCAACACCACCGAGTAGTTCAGAACCAGGTGCAAGTCGGCTGGTCTCATCCATCCTTTCACGGATAGACTCTAGGGTTTTGTCGTAGTCTCCAAGGTATCCACCACCAGTACCAATCCCAGCTAAAATTCTATCTGCATGGTCAGCAGTCAACAAATTAGCTGCACCTTGTACACCAGCCTCAAGTTGACGTGCAGTGCTTACTTCTTGTTCTTGCCCACCGAAGGCCTGTAGCATTTTGTTGCCTGCTTCTTCCTGAGAGTCAGCTTCAACATCATACATAGTCCCATCATGTTCAAACCTAAACTTAGCCACCTTGAGGAACCCTTCCTACTGGAGTTATTTTAAGTCTCTTTAATTCAGACTCTAAGTTTTTCACCTTAGTATCTGTCTTATTTTTTGATAACCACTCTTTGTAAGAAAGGCCACCTTCATCTGGGCGAGACTTCCTATTAAACAACCACCTACGATAGTTCAACACCTCTTCTACGTTTTTCTCTAAGACTTTGATGTCTGTAGTCTCTGGGTTTAGCGCAGCTATCTTGCTTTGCATTATTTTATGTTCAAACTCTGTAACCTGACCAAGGCCTGTGCTGCCATTAGGTGAGGCTTCCCTAAGTCTTCTCATCTCATCCAAACTTTGTGTAGCTAAAATAGGCTCCATAGCTTGTCTTATCCTACCAAGTGGAGTATCTGCGCTCAAATAATCTGCAATCCTCCCACTAAACGTACCCGGGCCAATAAGTTTTTCCCAAATTGGGGATTCTTTTTCTTTCCTTATAACAGCAAGAGCGTTCTCAGCAGACGAAATACCCATTTCAGAAAAAGCATCTTCATTAGCTTCTGAGGCTGACTTAGACTGTCCTTTACGGGAGGAATTTATCCAATCCTCTTGAGAAAATGGTAGCGTATTTCCAGTTTCCTTATCTAGGTAGTGTCCAACATTTTTAGATGTAGGTGCTTTTAAGATACGACCGCCCTTGTACGTACCAAGATTATCAACATTACCAAAAGTCTTAGCTTCGATAATATCTTTAATTCCTTTTGGAACTCCTTTAAGTGCCATGAGCCTTTGTGCATGTTTAGGAGTGATTGCACCTGACTCCAAGCCCATTTTTATGTACTGGCGCTTCTCATTTTCTTGGGACTCTTCTTGTTCACGAAGTTTATCAGCAGCAAGTTTTGTCCTTTTCTTCTCAGCATATGCAGGATTGAGGTTTGAGTACTCACCACCTATGCTAGTACCGCCTGCGCTAGGGGCAACACCTATAAGAGGATTACCAAACGCCTTTCCTGTAGCCTCAAACAACTGCTGCATACCCATGTCAGGTTTGTAGCCCATGATCTTATCCATCATGCTAGGTTGTCCAGCAGTCTCGTCACCACCCATCATAGCAGCATTAGGATTAGTCCCTTGCACTGCACCGTCAACAGGAAACTGGTCTTGGTAACTTGGTGCTTGACCCAAAGCTCCACTAGCATGTGGAGGGTAGCCTAAGCCTTGACCTTGGTTACTCCCCAAAGCTCCACTAGCATGTGGAGGGTAGCCTAAGTCTTGTACAGGTATAGGTGGAGGATTGAATGGGAACCTGTCTGGAGAATTATTTGCATTTGCAGGTAATGGAGTTTCTTGTTTTAGCGGCACATAACTAGGTAACGCCCTTGACCTTGGGTTCATACCAGCAGGTCGTACAGCTTTACTTTTAGCCCCCTTTTTTTCATAAGCCTCTTGCATCCTTTTTACCCACTCAGCAGTCATTTCAGGGGTCAGACCACGCATTGAATTAGCCATATCTTACACTCCTCCTAGAATAGGCTCCCTAACAGACCAAGACCCCCACCGATCATTGCACCTGTTGTACCACCACTAGCAAGTCCTGTCATAGCACCGCCAGCAGCAGCTTGGAACGGGGAAGCTGTAGGTGAAATAGTCTGGTTAGTTGTAGAGGAACCCATCTTACCAGCGCCACCAATCAAAGAGTTGTACTGTGCAAGTCTGTTAAGTTCCTCCATGTCAGCCTCGTTGTACCTACGCAACTGGTCATTAGCCTCTCTTGTGGCAAGGTCTTCGTACATACTACCGATACCCATCATATCTCTGTAGCCTGATGAAGCTGTGCTGTAGTCTGATGGCATTGCAGCAGCAGCACCAAACATATTTTGAGTACCCTGCTGACCAGCGTTGAATTGGTTCATCACAGCATCGTACTGGTTTCCATAACCTGTATTACCAGCACCAAAGAGGTCTTTAGCGGAGGATGTCCTGTTACCAAGACCCTGCTGTCCCATCTGGAACTGCTCTCCTCTTGCAGCATCCTGACGACCCAATTGACGACCATACTCATTAGAGTACATATTAGCTGTCAGGTCACCGATACGGTCTGCCATAACACCCTGATGCGCCCCTGAGCTATACCTGCCAGCTTTCATAGCCTGCTCGTTAACAGAGTTCATAGCGTCGTTCTGGGCTTCCCGTAGGTTCCTCTGGAAACCAGGATTACTACCATAAAGCTCATTACCAGCGGCTAACCCTGCACTCTGCTGTAGTGATGCCTGTTGAGCAGGACTTAGACCACCACTAGCATCCAATTGTGTGTTCATGTTCTGTAGAGAATTAACACCTTGCTGAGACTGTGCGTTGTAAGGGTTACCCTGTGCAGCATACCCAAGTTGCCCAAGAGATGTTTGTTGGGCAGCGTTCAATCCACCTGTGTCAAACATATTTGTGTTGAACGACATTGGGTTCTGTAGGGCGTTCTGGTACATCCCAGCAGTATCTTGTACCCCCTGCATACCCTGCATAGTAGCATCAGCATAAGGGATAACCAAACTCTGATTGTATGGGTTGTGACCTACACCAGCGTCATAAAGACTCTCAGCTTCCGACATACTCTTTTCGAGATAAGGTTGTGCCTCACTCCAAGGGTCTGTGTTGTTGATTGTGGTGTTTGTAACTTTTTCACCGCCGCCACCTGACATATTAAATCTCCAGTTTGTAAGTTTGACTTACTGTTTCAGCCTCAGGGAAAGTCTTTTTGTAACCTTCAGTGCCATCCCAAGTCACAGATGTAGCACCGTGGTATTTAGCCCAACCTTTAAGAAGTTCCATTGACTCTCTCATCCTAGTTCCATGTGTTGCATTTATATAGCATACTCGCTCACCACCCCAATTCTCAAAAGTAACCACACAAGCCATAAACGGCAGGTTTTCTTCATCTGAAGTGACCACATAAGTCTTATCACCTGTTATACAGCACCTGTAAAGATAATCAGGTGTAACCCTTCCACCTGTCCTGTTACAGGCTTTAATAAGGCCACCCGCTATTAAAGGCCACGTATCATCAACATTATGAGGGTGTATGGATTGTATCTTCATACTACCTTACGGGCTTCCTGTTCGATGACAACAACAATGCAATCAATAGAGCTGTTAGCAGATGCCTTACAGGTTATAAGGTCTCCCTCTTTCATACTCAGCAATGGCATGTTGTTAGAGTCCAAGAGAACCCTGCTATCTACAAGAATGTCTTCTGTTGTAGCAAGGCTGAAATATGTTGTTGTCGATGCCTGATAATACTCAAGGGTGAAACTTGCTGTTGCAGGACTTGTAGCACCTGTCTTGTTAGACAACAGAACATGGCTCAATCTTGGCGACAATTTAGCAGGACAGGTGTAGAACGTCTGTCTGCTGGTGGTCAGCTCAAGAGGCTTTGTTATCAGCCGTTCATGGGTTTGATGCTGTAGGATAGCCATTAGCGTCGTCCCCCATCTCTAACCTTGGCTTCAACACCGTGTATGTGGTTCCAAGGCTCGTCCTGTGGGATTATAGCCCTGAACCTATGGAGCCTAGCGTTCTCTCTGCATGGGATTAGAGCTGTGTCACTATCAGGAGTTCCCTCAGTTGACCAAGACCTAGTTCCTGCATGTGTGTCCTTAGTGCCTACCTTACCAGTGTGTGTAGCAGCGTCTGTAACGAACCTGTATCCATTGACAAACGCCCTACCGCCCTCATTCCCCAAGACCTGATCTGTAGTCTCAACAACAACATCCATAGGGTTGCCACTGAAGAATCCAAACTCATTGTTGCTGTCAAAGGCTGCAAAAGTAGGTCTTCCACCTGTCCATATCCTAGAGTCTAGTGATACACCAAGGGCATCAATTGAAGCACTGATAGCGTCAAGAGCCTCCAATGTGTATGCTGGGATAGACGCTGAGAACAGGTAGTTGTAGTTCTTGTCCATAGTAGTCCAGCGTTTAAGCTGCCAGTCATACCCTATGATACCCCGTGAGGCATCTACTTTCCTGTAGACCCACCAAACCATCTTGTTAACAGGGTCAGCAGAACCTTGAACCTCTGCTATATAATCAAGGTCAATGTCCTCTAGGAACGTCCTGTTTACCTTTTCAGCCCCAATAGGCTCAGGACCTTGGTTAGACAAATAGTAGAAGCCATCTTCATCTAGGAAGAAAATCCCATTGTTAGCAACAACAGAGGATAGGTTAGATACTGACCCCCTTGCTGTTGAGAGTTGTGAAAACGCAAATGTGTAGTCACCTCCAACATAATCCATCTTCCTGATAGCACGTTGTTGGAGTATTACAGCCCCACCTTCACCTGGTTGTGCAGCCCTAATGTCACCACCGTCAGGGAAATCCTGGAAATCTGAACCGTTAAGACCTACAGTCCAGCTATCAACATCCCCGATCTCAGACCACTGCACCCGTCTTGGTGAGCCGTCGATATACAACAACACGACAAACTCACCTACGTTTGTAACTGCTCTAGCAAGAGGTGCGGAGGATACATTAACAAACTCTGTCCCCGAAGTTAGATCAAACTTGTACAGCCCGTCAGTTTGATTTGTAGCCAACAACAAGTCACCCCATTGGTGAAACGACCAGTTATACCCTTGGGGGACAGCGTATGTGGTTGCTGCTGTGGACACGTCATCAAACGACAAAGTGCCTGAATTGTACTTGTACAGCTTGGTTGTTGTCCCACAAAAGATACTGTAGGTTCCAGATGAATCCAAGGTTGCAATAGCGCCTTTAACACCTGTAGGGAGTGCTGTAGCCACAGGGACGTGATTAGCTATTGGCCCCCAACCACCCTCAACAGGCTCTACGTTAGTGACAACAGTAGCGCCTGAAGGGTCAAAGATACTTTTATCTGGTTCGTAATCTGGGAAAGGTATCATCTTAGAATACAGGTCCAACATTGTTAACAGAGGTTGCCATAGACAACAACTCATTGTCTGAAGATGCGTTCAACCTCTTGATCATGTTCTCTACCCTTTGAGATGAAATCTGTAGGTCAGTGTCCATCTTGAGGTTCCTGTAGACTTCCATCTGGCAGGTCTCAAGGTAAAGGGCAGGGTACTTTGTCATCAACCAGTTTGTAGAGTTTGCCTCTAGGTTTGGTATCTCTTGGTAGTAGGTTAATTCAATGTCGTTAGAAGGCTGTGGAGCCATAGTAAGTGAACTACCGACAATAGTGTAACCAACAGCCAACCCAGAGATTGTGGTGTCAAAATTGCTTTCAAGATGCTCTTTCCCGTAATATTGTAGTACACGCCTTGGAGTAGCTTTTTCAACGACACTGTAAGCACCTAAAAAATCGCTAGGCAACGTCACACTGCCACTAGACGGTGTAAGGTCTGTAGAAGTGAGCATTTGCCTAGCTCTGAGTTCCAAGTTAAAGTGAGATTCAGCAAGCCTAACTACATCAGCATCTAGGTTAGTCACATCACTACGGCTGTCAACCCAAGCTGTGAGTGCTGTCTGTAATTCTGCGTAGTTAGATAATGCCATTATACTTTACCTTTTTGAGTCCTGTAAGGTCTGTTCTTTTCCTGGTTCAACCACCACTTTATATGCTCTTTATCGCCATTTTTAACGTGTTCGTTGAGTTCAGCAAAGTAGACGTTGAGAGGAATGGAGGCAACTTTAGCATCTAGTGATGTCCCGTTGTTCCTTACCATCCCCTTACCGTCTTCATATTCCTCTCTGTTGGCCCTTAGTAGAGCATCTTCATGGAGGTTTACCTTACGCTTGATAGAGATACCACCAAAACCATCACGGGGTCTCTCTATCCAATGTATGTCTTCTCTCCACACTCCATCAGGGTCAACTCTAAAAATCTCCCATGAACTTTCAGGTATCTGGGCAGCATCGAAACCCTGCTCCTTCAACTCATCATAGGTCATCGTGCCTCTCCGCAACACCAATTTTAAGAAGGTTTCTAGCTTCATCCTTATTTAGCATGAGCCTAGACCCTGCTGTAACTTTCCACCGTTCACCAGAGGCTACTTGGGTGATCTTACCCTTGTCATCAAGGACTTCAAATTCTCCATCAGGCTTACGTTCTTCCCAACCTGAGTTTGGGTCTTCCTCGTCCAACAACTCAAGAACCTTAAACTCTCCAATTGGACGGTAGTTTCTTACTAGCTTTACAGGGTACAATTTCTCATTCTGAGGGGTTGCTGTTGCAGTTTCAGTTGTGTCTTTTTTCTGAGGGCCGGGCATCCGGTGATCTCCTAATTCATGTGAGGGTTCAATTGTGGGTGTGAGGGCCACCGTTAAGCAGCCCTCACTTTTGTTATTCTACTGGTCAGCCCAAGTAGGAGTAGTGGCAGCAACAACAAGGCCGTTAATAACCCAGTTAGTGCCATCACAAGTAAACTCTACAACAGTACCAGGCTCAGGAGCAAGGATGTTTATAATAGAGTTAGAGTTACCATCTGGGCCAACAAACTCAGCAGCGCCAGCACCGATCTGCCACATTACCCCACCAAGGAAGTAATTGGTGTCAGAACCAGTATCGACTTGCCAATCCTGTGCATCCGTAGTTACTGCACCAATGATGAACTTATAGGTAAGCCCAGCAGCAGCAGTAGGAAGCGAAATGACAGTATCTGCTGTCAAATCAGGCATGATGTGCAAACGACCACTATCACGGGTCGAAAGCGTAACTGTAGCAGCGTCAGCTACAGACTTAGGGACGTATGAATCCATAATGTTATTCCTTTCTTATGGAGATTAGCTAGAAGCTGTCAGGCCGTAAAGGTCAGCAGCAACACCGTGTGCAGCCTCATTGTGGACACACAGGGTGTATTCACAAATCAGAACACGTTTTTCAGCATCACCCGTCTTAGCAGGCTTTTCCAACTTGATTGCATCAAACTCACCAAGAGAGACCATTTTAGGGTCTACAAGGAAAGCATTACGAGCTACAGCAGCACCAGCACGGGCCATCTGACGGTTAGGGATCATTGCGATCTCACCGAAGTCACTGAGGTAAACCTCTGCGCTTGCGATAATAGCGTTCTTTTTCCCTTTCTCAGCAGCATAGCGGAACGGTGCAACATTAGCATCGTCCATAAACCCTGAGAACACAGTCTTGACGTATGGGGACATCATCATTGAAGATGGGTTGCCACCATTGTTGTAGGTGCTTAGGATAGTAGCATCAAGGATAGCCTTGGTAAAGGCACGTTGAGTACCATTGGTAGCTGCTGAAACAGTACCGCCACTAAAGCCACCGGATGCACCGCCTGCTCCAAGATCGTCATTGGAAGTCAGCCATGCGCGGAAACCACCGGAGACACGGTTAGTTGCACCATCGCCAGTACCTGCACTAGAAGCAGTGTTAGACAACAACTGAACTTCCATGTCAGTACGGAGTTCAACACCTTTTTTAGCAACTTCGCGAGCCAATTCTGACTTACGACCAGCTTTGGAGGTCTTGTCCTGAGTACGTGAGATGATGAAGGTCTTGTTGGCAATCTGAGTGTAGTTACCTACGCGAGTGGTAGGAGTGATTGCATCATAGGACCAGTCGTCACCCTCTGGTTGGGCGTTAGTGGTTACAGGAGTAGCAAGCGTATCGGTCTGCCACTCAGGATGTACAGATGAAACTGACTTACGACCAATCATAGAGATGAAAGGTGTTTCCTCTGGGGTGATCTGATAAATCTTATCAGCGAGTTCTTCACGATTACCGATGGCATCGTAAGACTCGTATGTATTAGTTACTTGAGCCATTGTTTGATTCCTTGTATCTGGCTTTTAATGTTAAAGATCGAAATCCATCAGAGCATCAATAGCAGCATCAAGTTCACCAGTCTTAGCCAAACGGTCTTGTCTAGCCTTGCTTGCTGTAACTTTCTTAGAGACCTTTTTAGCACCAGGTTTAAGAATCTTAGGTTTGCCTTCCAACTTCTTTCTAGTCTCAGGGGCCGTACCTTTTAGCTGCCTGTAGGACATTGCATCCTTAGCCAACTTAGCGAAACGGTGATCCGTAACTTGATTGAGTTCTTCTACGCTATAACCATAATAAGGGACAAAATACTCCCCTAGGTCTTCCTTAAACTTGATAAAGCCTTCTTCAGTTCCCAATTCTGGAAGGGTTTCAACCATCATCCGTTTCTGGTCCTCAAGGAACATCTCCTGCTGCTGCTGCATTTCCTGCTGCTGCTGTAGGTTATACCTCTGGGACTCCTGCTCGAACTGATTGTACCCATTCATCCATTCATCGTAGTATGCCTTGTGACGCTGATATGCAGCAGGGTCTGTATCGACCATACGAACATCAGGTGGGTCAGGGGCAAACTGACGCTGGAAAGCTAAGAAAGTGTCTCTTTGCTGTTTTGTTTGCTCTGCGATATTTACTAGTTTTTCAGTCTGGCTATCAATTACACGACGTTCTTCAGCTACTTCCTGAGTCTTTCGTGTGTAGTCAGCCTGAAAAGATTTAACACGTTCCTGAAGTCTTGAATCGACAATCTCACCAAGGGTAGTCTGTTCACCTTCAAATTCTACGACCACATCATCAGCATAGGCGATGACATCTTCGTTTTCCTCCTCAGTTTCTTCAGACTCTTCGGTACTGTCTTCCTCGTCTTCTTCTCCCGTGTCGTCGGGGGTATCTTCATCCTCAGAGTCCTCTTCAGGTTGCTCTTCAACGTCGTCCTCCGCTTCATTTTTAGTGTCTTCTTCAACAGCCTTCGGATTGTCCTGAACATCAGGGTCCACAAGGGTCTCCAAACTTGAAACTCCTTCATCAAATGAAAGTGCTTCATCACCACCGACAGGCCCACTATTGGGTTGATTGCTCAGTGTCTGTTCTGCCATGATTTATCTCCTCATGGGCTTTTAGTGGCTGGCTCAGTATGAGTGCCTTCTCTAAACTTGTTTTAAGATGTACCTGTTCAATGTAGTGTGGACCTCATCCAACGCCACTATGACAGACTGTATCTTGATAATTTCTATTGCATCCTCTGGGTCTACAACACAAAGTTTGTCAGTGTATTCTGTTTTTGCCTCTTTTATAGCATGATTAAGAACGTCGTCATGCAGAAGCCTGTCAGCCTCTTTAGCCAAGTGTTCATCTTTGTACATACTAACGTCTGTCATGTTTCCACATATCCCCGAAAGAACTGCCAAAGTACTTTTTCCTTGACGACCGTCTATCATCATCGTCACTATATCGACTACGTCTTGAGAAACTGTCCATATCAAGGTCTTCCCAACCGCTGAAAAGGTCTTGCAGGATTGACCCGTTAGAGCCGCCACTCCAAGGGGTTTGTAGATCACCAGCCAACATTTGACTTCTCTGGTCTGATGTCAAGCCCCTCATGTAGTCAAAATAAGGACGTTCAATACCAGCGTCCATTTGAGCCTGTCGCCAGTCGGTATAGCTTGGCCTCTCATCTGTTGTAGGAGGAACACCAGTTGTAGGAGGAACAACAGGGTCAGCACCATATGGCGTCATACCTGTGTCTTGCATCTGTTGACCATACCCCTGATTAAGCTGTGCTTGTACGATAGGATTCATGTCCTGGAAACCGTTCATCACAGCAGCTAGTTTTGCCTGATGTGCGGCTCTTGTACGGTTAGGCTGGTCTTCATTATTATCCCTATCACGGTCTTTACGGTCATCATCATCATCGTCGTCATCATAACGCTTTTTGTTACTACCACCACCACCTGACATATTATTCAGCCTTCCCGTTTGTGTTTTTAGACGCCTGCTCTTGAACAGCGAGTTGTCCTATCTTAATCTCTGTATCGTCCTTGTGTTTGACAACATCAAGTTGAGTCTTTGTTGCGCTCTCCTGCATCTTCCAGTTGAGTTCTTTTTCTTTCAGGGCCAACTCACCAAGTTTGATCTCATGGTCTTGGCTGTTTTTGACCTGTGATGCTGCAAGTTCCTTATCCTGGTATCCAGCCTTCAATTCAGCCTCATGTTGATGCACTTGGATGTCAGCGTTCATCTGTGCTTCTTCTCGCATGGACTGCTGCTGAATCTTGACCTTTTCGATCTCCATCTTGCCTTGGAACTCTTGCTGCTTGAACTGTGCTTCAGCCTGCATACGTTGAGCTTCAGCCTGCATCTCAGCCTGTATCTTCTGTTGCTCAGGGGATGGCTGCTGCGCACGTTTCTGCAAGTCCTGAGCCATCTTCTGCATCTGCTGTGGGTTCATGGTGATGAAATAATCGTCAGCGTTCTTCAACCCACTGGACTCAGCAATCTTTGTGGCAGTCTTGATAATTTTAGGAACCATCTGGAGGCCCTGTTCGACAAGACTCTGCTGCTGCATCCTGTCAAGGAAGTTCATTTGCAACCCTAGTGTCTGGTTGAGGGCTGCGATATCTCGTTCTCTGGAACCTGTGCCTAAGCCAGTGTTGACAGTACAGTCCATCCCAGAGTTCCATGCTCTAGGGTCCATTTCAACCCAATTGCCTCTCAAACGGATGATCTCAGCTCTATCCTGATGTTTGACAATCAGCTTGAGAGCTTTCTTGAACAGGTTCCTGAAGCCTAATTCAGCCATGTTTCTAGCAACAAGTTCTACCTTACTGTAGGAGGCGTCTTTCTGAGCGTTTACAGCAGTTGCTGTCTGGTTTTGGAGTGCATCTGGGTCCAACGCCATAGTTGACCGTGAAATGCCTGTACGACGCTCCAGCTCCTGATCTACACTCTGGATAGCCAACAAAGCCTTGTCAGCAATAAATGGCACATCCCTATATGCAATTGGGAGTGAACCCCTGCGCTTGATGATAGGCTGACCGTATTTGGGCGACGCAATGGAGTCAGTGTTTAGTACAGCACCCTCTTCAATTTCAGGCTGTGGGTTGTTGTGAGAATAAATGTTGTCCAGCATCTGCCTTGAGAGAACAGTCTTGATACGCTGGAGGTCCATTGTCTGATCTGCTATGGACTGTGCATCGAAAGCATGGGGGACAGGCTCACATGGGATGTCAACAAAAGGAACCTGGTCTTCCCAAAGCTCCCACTCAAGAAGCTCGCCAGCACCTGAATGACCTGCATAGAGGGCCTTTACAGTCTCAAGGATACCATCGCCATCGACATCCATCTTGATGTAACACTCGAAAATCTCTACCATCTGGGCGCTATCGTCAGCAGTGTCAGTAATGTTGATTCTGTCGTCTTCCCTGATGATCTCTTCTTCGTAGTATGTGTTTGTCCCATCGGTGGGGATCATATCTACGACATCTCTGTCAAAACCCATCTCTACAAGGGAGGATTTGGTTACTACATCTCTATGGGCTACAAATCTGCTCTCATCAATGGTGACGGATTCCTTGTCCATAAGGAAATTCTCAGGCTCTACAGCAGCAAATTTAAGGCCTGTCTGTTTCTTCTCCCGTTTGATCTTTACATCGAAAACCTCTAGTTCGACAGGTTGACCGTCAGGGCCTGCGGATGTTACGACCTCAGAGTCTTGAGCAAGGACTTCCACAGCACCATCTGTGAGGATGACCGAAAGTTGCTCTTCTGTTAGACCTGTGTAGACGAAGGTTTCGAACTCAGGGGTGTCGTCCCACCATACCTTAATGACACCGTTGCCCATGAGTAGTGCATCGTGGATAGCGGAATAGAGTACCCTATAGCCATCGTTGTCCTTCAGGAACTTATGGTTGATGTAGTCAGAGGCTTGATCAGCAGCAGGCTCATCTTGGGGTTGAACAGGTTCATATTCAACAATACGACCACTTTGTGTGAATGTACGGATGATTCCAGGTAGCATCCACCCTATGATTACAGATACATCTCTGGAGACAACAGAAGAACGACCCTCCTGTGAAGGAACGTCTGGCATGTCCCCACGGTAGTATTGCATAGCCAACGAGCGCTTGTCTGAAAGCTCTGTACGGTCATAATTCGTAGCACTACGGATGGCAGAGTCCAGGAGGGCTTTGATTTGATCATCTGTCTTCTCAGAGCGGTTGTCATAACCTGCATTCGCATCATCGTTAATCATTTTGTGCCTTAAAACTTCATATCTCTAAAAGATGTAGGTTTTTTCTTAGGTCGTTTTACTGGACCTCGTTTAAGTGTAGCTTTTCGTTTAGCCTCACTCTCTGCAGTAATTCTAGGGGTTGTGGAAGTCTTTTTTCGGGCAGGTAAGGTACGTGCATCCTTATAAACTTCTGCCATAATTTGTTGGGCTTTTTTCTCGCGTTTTATTTGTCCTTCTGTCATTTTTCTGCGCTTCATTTGTTCTTCTGTCATTGGCATTTTACTATCCTTTATATTACCCATTCGCTCTTGTATTCTGAGAAATCTTCTGATGTCCTAGGTGGTTCATAAACTACAGCACACAGGCCAAAAGCATCAGCACCGTGGGATGCCCAATCGTGGTTAGGGCCTAAGTCGATGCCTCTGGCTTCATCAATTTTTGAGTGGTAGTACCTCAAGGCATCTATACCACCCTCACACTTACGTTCGTTGAACCACATCTTGGTGAACAACCTACGAGCCTCATCGATACGCTTCATGGCTGCACCTTTGCCTTGGTTAGGAACAACCTCAACTGCAAAACCTGCCTCCAGGAGTGACGACTCAAAAGACACATCGAAGACCTTGTCCATCGTTTTTCCGTCGTGGGGAAGGTAACAGTAGGCATCGTGGTAGCCTTTGCTCCTTAGCCATGCCACATGGGAAGATAGGGGCTGTCCTTGTGCCTCGTAGTAATCGATGAAGTTAATCTTTTCCCCTACAAATTGACCTATCCAGATGGCCGTACTGTCAGCTTTTGCACCTGTGCCGCCTATGTCCCAGAAGGCGTATGTTGTCATTAGAGGGTCTCTGGATACCTCTGTGATACGACCATCCTCTTTAGCCTCTGTGATGTATTTGTCGTAATAAGAGCCTTGGACGACAGTTAGGTATTCCCCTAGCCAGATGTGTTCGTATGTCTCAGGCCTGTGGTGCTTGTCGTCCAAACGAGCCTCATCCAAAACGTCAGGAAAGAAAGGGTTGTCCAGGTAGTTCATCCTGATTGAAATAGAGTTCTCAGGTGGGCTTATTCTGAATCGCTGGTCTGTTGCGTTTTTCTTTCTTTCAGGGTTCCAGGAGACCCAAATTTCTGAATCAGGTTCACGAACAGAGGGGATGAGCTTGCGCCAAGCCTCTTCAGTAACATTAGCCGCTTCGTCGATCCAGGCTATGTGTATTCTAGCCAAGGATTTCAGTGAGTCCAGATTACGGGTCAAGCCATAAAATAGAAACTCGATACGACGATCCTTGGTTCTTAAGAATTTTTCGCCAATTTCAAAAAACGGTTGGAGCCAAGGGGTTTCCCGTATTACATTTTTAATCTCTGCGAAGGAACTGTCTGCTAACGTGTTAATATACTCGCGTAAACAAAGAATTACACCTGTCTCTCCTGCTTGGGACAACTCAATTGCCTTAATACAGGCCATAAGTGCTAGGCCTCTGGATTTCCCTGAGCCACGACCTCCATATATACAACGATACCTGACTTTCTTTGCGAAAAGCTGGTTAATTTTTTCTGGGACTTGAACTGTAGCGACACTCATTTTGCGCCTTTACGGAGATTATCCTGCCAGTGCATAACTTGTAGATTATCTGGGTGATGGAGACCACCTTTTGAGATCGGGTGGATGTGGTCAACATGGTAGGTTTCCCCAGATACAACTCTGCAATCTTGTGCCATCCAATAAACATGCTCAATCTTAGCCTTTTCCAACTCTGTCAACTTCGGGGTTTGGTTCCTTACTGTAGCACGACGTTTGGCATTATGAGCATAGTACTTCTCCTTGTTTGCTTCGTAGTAAGTCTTTTGAGCAGCACGATGACGCTCTTTATTGGCTGCATAATGTGCCCTACTAACAGCTGCCTTACGTTTCCTGTATTCTGGACATTCTTTTATAGAATCGTACCGAGCCTTATCAATAGAGGCCCTACGTTCCTTGTTAGCCTGCTCCCAAGCCCTACTAGCAGCCTTACCACAAGACTTGCAGTGTGTTTGCAGCCCATCTTTAGCTCTCTTATGCTTATAGAACTCAGTAAGTGGTTTGGTCTCTTTACATTTTGAACAACACTTCATTTAGGTTTGACCTCAGGCTCAACACTTATGATTTTTATTTCATTTACCGTTTCCTCAAGTTTGACATTTGAGTCTATTGTCTGCTGGGTCAACTTGGGGAGGTATCTGTCCAACAACGAAAGGGCAGCAGTGACCTCAGAGGGGGCCATAGCTTGCTCGCCGCCTACCCCAGCGGGTGACAACTGGCCCTCAGCATGTTTAATCAGACGACCTAAAATCTTGCTCTTGGAAATCTTGTCCCTATGGTACTGGGTCATTACACCACGTCGTTTCCCAGCAGGCCAGCCTCTCTTTTTCGGCTTAACTACTTTGGTAGGGGCTACATCATCATCGGTCATGTAGAGGTCCTTTCTCTTTAACAACACAAAATAACACAGGTGGAACGCCTATAGTGTTATACAAGTGTACTAACTCCTGGTGTACTAACTCCTGTGAAGGAGCGAAAGCGACAACCATCTCCAAGAAAAAATAATAGCTATAACAATTGTTGTGTCTTTAGTTTTTATCTTGATGGAGGTTGTCGCTTTCGCTCCTTCACAGGAGTTAGGACAGCAAAAGTAAAAACAATTGTTATACTATATAAGAACACCTCAAAAAAAGTTTTTACCAACAATATCACGAAAAAGTGATCAAATGTGATATTTTGTGATCAAGTGTGACATTTGTGCAACACTTTCCCCTACCAGGTTCCTCTCCTGGTTCCTCCCGGTTCCTCTTAGGTAGCCTCCGTTTCCTCTCAGGTTAGTATGTATATATATATAGGTTCCCTCCTGCCAGCGCCTGTGCCCCCTGGGAATTTATTCCTACAGAAAAGCACCGGCCCCCCCCC